GTGTCTGTGCAATAGGCACCATGCGGCCAAGACGGCCGAGGACCGCAGGCGGTACGGGGCCTAGGGCGGGTTCGAAAATTTTGCGAGCCTGCCGAGGATGCCACGCGACCGCCCACGCGCGAAACTTTTTCCCAAAACTAAAGGAGGTGATACCTATGCCGGGAGGTAGACCCCCAAAACCAATTTCCCTGGTCCAGGGTCACAGGACAAAAGCTGAGAAGGAATTGAGACAGAAAGCAGAAGCCGAACTGCTGACTGGATATAAACTGAAGGAGTGTCCGGAAGTTAAGGCCAACCCGATAGCACACAAAGAGTTTCAGCGGATCCGCAAGCTGCTCCGTGCGATCGGTAAGGATGATGACCTATCCGGCAACATCATCAACATTCATTGCTTACTTCATGCCGAATGCAAGGAGTATGAGCTGATGAAAGAGCGGTTGTATGCGGACCTGAAGGAACTCGGCGTTGCATACCAGGAGGGCAAGCTTGAGTTTCTGGAATATACGATGGAGAAGGGGAAACTACAGGACCGCATATTCGCATGTGATAAAAAGATCATGGAGAAGCGGAAGATGATCCTGGATATCTCCAAGGAGAATATTATGACCATCCAGTCCGCGCTCCGCTCCATCCCAAAGAAACCCGAAAAGAAAGAAACATCCAAAATGGCTGCCATGATTGAAAAAAGGTATGCTAAGTAGTCATGTTCAACAAGCAAAGGGCTCTAGAAGTAATAGAATTTGTCCAGCTGCTCAACCTGACAGATGATTTTTATGGCCAGCCATTTGTGCTGCAGGACTGGCAGCACAAGGTTATTTGGGATGTGTATGGTACAGTCAATGAGCGGGGCCTCAGGCAGTATCAATATGCCTATCTGGAGATTCCAAAGAAAAACGGAAAAACGACATTGATAGCTGCCTTGGGACTCTACCATCTCACTATGGACCCGCCTGGTGGTCAGATATATTGTTGTGCGGCCGACAGGGAGCAGGCAGGCCTTGTATACAATGCGGCGCTTCAGATGATTGAGCAAAATGAGGATCTGCAAGAGTTGCTGAAAATTACTGACAGCAAGAAGTTAATTGTTAACAGGAAAACCGGTACATTCTTAAAAGTCCTTTCGGCTGAGGCATATACAAAGCACGGTATCAACCCTACGGTTGTTATTTTTGATGAGCTCCACGCACAACCCAACAGGGAATTGTGGGATGTCATGACTTTTGGTTCCGGCGCCGCCAGAAAAGAACCGCTTTGGTGGGTGATTACCACCGCAGGAGATGACCCTGACAGACACTCAATAGGCTGGGAAAAGCACGAGTATGCACGAAAGATACAAGATGGCGAAATTACAGACCCTTATTGGTATGTGAAGATATATGGTGCGCCTGAAGATTGCGACATATTCGACGAAAAAGTCTGGTATCAAGCAAATCCATCCCTGGGCGTTACGATTAGCATTGAAGCAGTTCGCAAGGAGGCTATAGCTGCAAGAAATGATGAGGCCAATGAGAAGCTTTTCAGATGGTTGCGCCTTAATCAATGGGTGTCCCTGAAACGTATCGGGTGGCTTCCGTTGTCGCTGTGGGATTCAACCGTCGGAGATTGGAATCCAGCGGAATTAGTGGGCAAAAAATGTTATCTTGGACTTGACCTATCAAGCACTATTGACTTGACTGGCGCATGTTTATTATTCCCGCCGCAGGATGGCATTGACGGCTGGCGGGCAATATTTGAAGCGTGGATACCGGAAGAAAGCATGAAGGAACGTGTGAAACGGGATAAAGTGCCGTATGACAGGTGGGTGAAGCAAAAATACCTTCATGCTACACCCGGGAATGTCGTTGACTATGAGTTTGTTGAGGCGAGGATATTATCATTGAGCAAACAGTATGAAATTATCGAAGTAGACACAGACCCATGGAATAGCCGAATGCTGACCCAAAGGCTCATGAAAAATGGTATTACAGTAGTGGAAATCCCTCAGACAATGGCCCATATGTCACCAGCCATGAAAGAAATTGAACGTTTAACAAAAACGAATCAGCTAACACATGAATCTAATCCGGTAGCGCGTTGGTGCTGGGGGAATGTAGTGGTTGCAGTCGATGGTAATGGAAATATAAAGCCTATGAAAAATAAGAGCATTGAAAAGATCGACTTAATGGTTGCGAAGATAAACGCCATGGCTCGCGCAATGCATGATGTACAAAAAACAGATATTTCAAAATACGCAAGCGGAGAGTTTTTGGACAAATTATGGGGTTAGGAGGTGGATAAATGGCCATTTGGAGTAAATTATTCAAACCGAAAGCACAGGCACAGGAGCCAATCAACATAAACGATCGGCGCCTATTGGAACTTTTAGGCATTGATATTGGAGAGATAAATTTAAAAGGCAAAAATGGTCTTAAAGAAGCTACTGTGTTTGCCTGTATCCGCATCCTGGCCGATGCCGTTGGTAAGCTCCCGGTAAAAATATATCAGGACAAAGATGGCAAACAGGCAGCAACAAACCATGACCTAACACCAATTTTAAAAACAAGACCAAATCCCTGGATGAGTTCCAGGGATTTTTTTAAAGCCTTAGAAGTCCAGCGCAATATATACGGAAATGCCTATGCTTGGCTTGATGTTGCAACCAGGGGGAGTAAAGCTGGAAAAGTGATAGGCCTGTATCCTTTAGACAGCTCGAGAGTTGAAATATGGATTGACAATGTTGGCTTGCTCCCGGGGAAAGGCAAGATGTGGTACATCTATACTGACAACAAAGGCCAGAAGTATAAACTTAAACCGGATGAAATTATCCATATCAAAGGACTTACTTTTGACGGTATTGTCGGAATGACGCCGCTGGAACAGTTGAAAGAGACTATTGAAAATGCCGGGGCGGCCAGCAAGTTCCTGAACAACAGCTTTAAAACCGGGATGCAAACTAAAGGCATCATACATTATGTTGGGGACTTAAGTCCGGAAGCAGAAAAAACTTTCCGCGAAAAATTCGAACAGATGTCAAGCGGGCTAAAAAATGCAAACAGGGTAAGCTTGTTGCCTATTGGCTATCAGTACCAACCTTTGAGCTTGAAATTGACTGATGCACAATTCCTAGAGAATACAGAACTCACAATCCGGCAGATAGCTGCAGCCTTCGGTATTAAGATGCATCAAATAAACGAACTTTCCCGGGCAACACATACCAACATTGAAGAACAGCAGCGAGAGTTCTATATTGATACGCTCATGGATATCCTGACCGGTTACGAGCAGGAATTGACTTATAAGGTATTCACGGATCAAGAACTTGATGATGGTTATTACATTAAGTTTAATGTAAATGCCATCCTCCGGGCAGATCATAAAACCAGATATGAAGCATACCGGACTGCAATACAGTCTGGGTTTTTAACGCCCAATGAGGTCAGGGCGTTGGAGGAAATGGAGCCAAAAGAAGGCGGCGACCGGCTCCTGATTAACGGTAATATGATGCCCATCGAGATGGCTGGCGAACAATATAAGAAAGGTGGCGAGGATAGTGGGAAAGAAGGTTAAAAAGTTTTGGAATTTTAAAGCCCTGGACGAAAAGACAGGCGAGCTTACCCTGTATGGCGAAATATCGGACACGACCTGGTGGGGTGACGAAATCACACCTAAGCAGTTCAAGGAGGATTTAGACGCCTTGGGCGATATAGATGTTTTGAATATCTATATCAATAGTTACGGTGGAGACGTATTTGCTGGACAAACTATTTACTCTATACTGAAACGACATAAAGCCAAGAAAAACGTTTATGTGGATGGGCTTGCGGCCAGCATAGCATCACTGGTTGTTATGGCTGGAGACAAAGTCATCATGCCAGCAAATGCAATGATGATGATCCACAATCCTTGGACATTGGCAGCAGGCAATGCTAACGATTTCAGGAAAATCGCCGATGACCTCGACAAGATCCGTGACAGTATGATTGTTGCATATCAAGAAAAATCGGGTCTTGAAAAGGACGAAATTATCAGCGTCATGGACGCGGAAACATGGCTGACCGCAGAGGAATGCAAAGAAAAGGGCTTTGCCGATGAAATCGAAGAAGCAAAGCAGGTAGCTGCACACATAGACGAAAAGTATTTCGCTATCTATAAGAACGTTCCGGAGAAGCTTAAAAAAGCTCGCAACAAAGACGATGGCATGATACAGTTTGACCATGTAGAGTTTGCCAAAGCTATTTTGCCAGCAATAAAAGATGAACTGCAAAGAGAAGGATTAATAAATATTCCTTCAGCTAAAGCTGAGGAAAAAAACAATGAGTTTAAAAAGAAAAAGATGTTGTTGGAACTGGAGCTGTAAAAAGCTCCTTTTTAATACCAAAAATGAAGAAGAAAGGAGAAAGTGATAAATATGACCAAAGAAATGCGTGCTTTGCTGCAGCAGCTTGAAGCTGCAAAGGCAGAAGTAAGAAAACTGATTGCCGAGGATAATGTAACCGAGGCAGAAAAGAAGATGGAAGAAGTCAGGGCTATCCAGAAGAAAATCGACTTGCAGAAGGAGATTGAGGCTCTGGAGGATGTTGACATCAATGATAGTGCTCAGCAGATCACAAACAAAGTTGATAAGGATCTGAATGCGGAATACAAGCGTATATTCCTGCGTGGTCTGCGCAGGCAGCCTATTTCACTGGACGACCGCAGCGTCATCAATGAGTATTACAAGACCAACGGTATCCGCGCAGAACTGATGCACGAAGGAACTGACCCTAACAACCCGGCCGCAGGTAATGTTGGGCTCATCGTACCACAGGACATCCAGACCAGGATCAATGAGATCATGAGGGAACTGAACGATCTGTCCGAGTACATCACGGTCGAGACTGTCAACACCCTGTCCGGCAGCCGCGTGCTCGAGGCTGACAACACTATGACGCCGTTCCAGGTCGTAGCCGAATATGGCCCGATTCAGGAGATGGACAACCCGCAGTTCGTGCCGATCACATACCAGCTGGTCAAGCGTGCTGGCTATCTGCCACTGACCGGCGAACTGCTGGCTGACAGCGATCAGAATATCCTGAACTACGTCGCGCGTTGGATCGCCAAGAAGCATGTAGTGACCAAGAACACTCTGATCACGACAATGCTCCAGGGCCTCCAGCCTGTCCAGTTACAGGGATTTGATGATGTCAAGCGTGTGCTCAACGTCAATCTTGACCCGGCGATCAGCAGGACTGCCTCCATAATCACCAACCAGGATGGTTACCACTGGATGGATACTCAGAAGGACCAGAACGGACGTTATCTTCTGCAGGACGACATCACTCAGCCCGGCAGGAAACTGTTCATGGGCCGCCCGGTTGCAGTCGTGTCCAACAGGTACCTGCCGACCGTCCAGGATGGGGGTCAGAATCTTGCGCCCATGTTCATTGGCAATGGCAAAGAAGCTGCGGTACTGTTCACTTACGGTCGGTATGAACTGGCATCCACCAGGGA